AAGATGGTTATAATATTAATGATGAAAAGTACCAACGTCTAAGAAAGAAAATACTAGACAGCGGCAACGATAGCATCAGAAATTTTGAAGAAGATCTAAATAATATAAATTTATAATGAAGACAATCTACGAATTTACAATCAGTAAAGAAGGAATTGTAAAAGAGACAGAGGAATCAGTAAACGAAGAAGGACAAAAAGTAACTGTCACTAAAGACGTAGTGAAGCCAGTGCCTCATAAGTATTTTATTAAGAAACCTACTAGAGCTTTGTTTGATGAAGCCGAGTTGTTTTATGGAGTTAAACTTTCTGAAGGCGTAAAAGCAGGTTTACTAACTCGCACTCTTCTCAATAAGAGATATATTGATGATGGAGGAATCCTAGGCAACAAGGGCAAGAATGCAGAAGCAGATGCGTACAAAGACTTGTATGACTCTCAAGGCGAGCTACAGAGACTAGAAGCTCTACCAGAGAAAGATCGCCCAGATTATTTTGAAACCAAGAAAAATGAACTAGAGTCGAAAATCACTGTAATTAAAAACTCTCTAACAGAATTAGAGGTCCAAAAAGAATCTCTTTTTGATAATACAGCAGAAACGAGGGCTCGTAATAAAGTAATTACTTGGTGGATATTGCTTTTGTCATACTATGAAAAAAACGGGGAAAAACAGCCATTTTTTGGTGAAGGAGATTATGAAGCCCGAATGAACAAGTATGACGAAATTTTTGAATCAGAAGATCCTCATTTAGTAAAAACCGCTAATGCGTTTATTTACCTTATTAGCTTCTGGTATGTTGGTAGAGCAAATTCAAAAGAAGATTTTGACGCTCTAAGAGAAGATCAAAAAATAAACTAATTTCTTGCATTAATTAATCCTAGCCCCTGCGCGAGCGGGGGCTTTTTAGTATATGGACTTACAAGTATTCAATAAAAATCTAAAATCTCTTTACTGGGAAATAGTAAATGGATCTTCTGCATTTGAAGTAAATAAAAAAAATTACTTTATAAAGCACATGTCTCCAAAAGATGCTGGAGTTATTGAATTGCGCGAAAATTACTATTATAATAAAGCAAAATCTCAAGGCATCCCCACAAACGAACAAAAAATAGAAGAACTAATTAAAGAAGGCTCTTACAGCAAAAAAGATGATCAAAAGATTCTAAACAATAAAATGACTCTTGCGAATTTAGTTAAAACGCGCCGCAAGTTGTATCTAAGTAGAGACCTTGACAATATAGACATACAAATGAAGGAATTAACTCAAGAAATAAATGATCTTGAAAATAAGAAAAATAACCTTCTAGAAAATACTTGCGAAACATACAGCGGTAAAAGAATGAATGAGTTTTATATTTATTACTCAGTTTATTGTGATGAAGATTGTAAAACCCATGCTTTTACATTGGAAGAATTTGAAGAATTAGATCAATATGAGTTGTTTAATTTCGTTTCTCATTATTCTGAAAGCGCAAGAAAATTTAGCCACCACAATTTAAAGAGAATTGGGGTTAGTAGTTTTTTCCTTAATTATTTCTACTTGTGTGAGGATAATCCTTACTTCTTTTATGGTAGACCAATTACTCATCTGACTTTTTATCAAGTCGAGCTATTTGGTTATGCAAGGTACTTCAAAGATTTGATGAGCAAATCTACAATCAAACACCCTGATGAGTATAATGATGATGTAGATAAGATTATAGACTGGTATGAGTCTAGTAGTAATCTTGAAAAATTACACGAAGATAAGAACATGACTAACGGGAAAGAGACTGCTGTACAAGCTGTTTCTGTCATGGGAGCCACCAAGGAAGACTTAAAGAAGTTAAAGCAAGACAACACTGGAAGCGTTTCTCTAGAAGATGCAGCAAAGAAAAAAGGTGGCTCATTAAGCTTTGAAGATTTAATGAAGTTGCACGGCGTTTAAGTGTAATTATTCTTAGGTTTAAGGACATATGGCTACATCAGCAGGTAATATTCCCATTTCGGCGACGTTTGGCTCTGCCCAGCTTGAAAAAGATGTTTTGGCAGCGTTGAATCGTATTCAAAGTAAAAGCTCTCTTACTTTAAATACTAAGAACTTTAGTCAGCCGCTTGGCAAAATCACTGGTCAAGCTAATGAATTTCAAAAATCTTTAGAGGCTTCTAATGCCCGTGTTATCGCCTTCGGAGCTTCTGCTGGCGTTATTTACAATGTACAGAAAGCTTTTAGTGCATTAGTAAGCTCTACTATTGAAGTAGAAAAATCACTTACTGATATTAATATTGTATTAAATACATCTTCTTCTGGAATTAAGCAATTTGGAGATCAATTATTTAATGTCGCAAAACAAACTGGCTCTTCTTTTAAAGATGTAGCTGCTGCGGCGACAGAGTTTTCAAGACAAGGTTTGGGGTTAGAGGAGACCTTAAGAAGAACAAGAGATGCTCTTGTGCTTACTCGCTTGTCTGGTCTCGATGTAGTATCTAGTACAGAGGCTCTGACTTCTGCCGTAAACTCATTTACAAAAGAAGCTCTTACCACTACTGAAGTTGTTAATAAACTGGCTGCGGTTGATGCTAGATTTGCTGTAAGTTCAAGAGATCTTTCTGAGGCTATTCAACGTGTAGGTTCTTCAGCTAGTGAAGCTGGCGTGAGCTTTGACGAACTACTAGGCATCGTAACTTCTGTTCAGCAAACTACTGCCCGTGGTGGTGCTGTTATCGGTAACGCCTTAAAGACTATTTTTACAAGAATAGAAAGACCTCAAGTAATTAATGACCTAAGAGACTTTGGAGTTACAGTCACTGATCTTTCTGGAAATGCATTACCAGCGATAAAAGTATTAGAAAACCTTTCTCAATCTTTCCAAAACTTAAGCCCAGTAGTTAAATCTCAAGTTGCTGAATTAGTTGGTGGTGTTTATCAGATTAACATTTTAAAAGCCTCTTTAGCTGACCTTTCTAAAGAAAACTCTGTTTTCGCTGGGGCTACAAATGCATCTTCAAGAGCAGTTGATGAAGCTATAGTAAAAAATAAAGCCCTAAATGAAAGTTTATCTGCTTTACTTAGTGAAACTACTGCCAATGCAACTCAGTTTGCTGCTAAAGTAGGTTCTGTAAGCGTTGCTCCGGGAATTAGAAAAGTTTTAGGCTTTATTAATGACCAACTTTCTTCTGTAAATGATAAAGATTCCGAAAGCGTTGGAGCGAAAATTGGAACTGGCATTATAAGCGGTATAACTAATTTTATTACTGGCCCCGGCGTGGCGATAGGGATAATTGGTTTGGGCAAGCTTTTCGTTACGTTTAGTAAATTCGCAAAAGATGCTGGCTCAAGTTTTTTAGGTTTAAATACTATATCTCAACAACAAGGAGTGCTGCAAGAAGGTATTTCAGCTATACTTACGAAGCAACCTACTTTAATGCAGCAAATGACTTTGTCAGCTACGGCTCGTCTCAATGTAGAAAAAGAAGTTACAAAAAATTTATTAGACCAGTCTGCTTTGTTACAGGGAATGGATAAATCTTCTCTTGTTTTAGCTAAGAGTCTAATGCAGCAAGGAATAGGAGCCGATACGAAAGGAAGAGTTACTAAAGGAAAAGCCGGTGGGTATATTCCTATGCAGGATAGGGTAGCAGAAGTTTCCTCTGCTGCTAAAGGTGGATATGTTGCTGGTAATGTAGTTAATGCTCCTGCTTCTGTTGGCGGAGTAATGAATACTGCTGAAACAGTAAAATATGTTCCCGGCTTTAGCCAGCCATTTATACTGCCTCCAGCAGGTTCTAAAGCTGCTTCTTCATTAGCTTCTCGCTCAATGAATCAGACGGGAGTTAATCCTTATATGGCTAAGGGTTATGTACCTAATTTTGCTACTTCCCTTCAAGAATGGTTTTCTACAAAAAGAAATGAAGGCCAATTAAAAAGTGTAAGTTTGAATCCAGATGGAACTCTTAGTGGATTTAATAATGCTAGTTTAAATTCTGCTTCTACTGCTGGAGTTCCTATTGAAGAAATCAGAAGAGCTTCTAAAAATCCAACTTGGTTGCCAAAGCAAGCTGCTTTAGAAAGAGAAGTAGGAAGACAAGTGGCTCAACTCCCTGCTTACATGGCTAAAGCCGAGATGTTAACTTTGGAAAGCCCAAATCAGTCTGGTCAAATAATTGAAAGAGGAAGAGGTGTAGGAAATGTTCCAATTGCTTTTAAGGTTGTTAATCTTAGTAAAGAAGCTTTACAAAGAAATAAAACAGATTTAAGATCAAAAGCTGATAATTACGCTAATGAACTCTTAAATGATTTCGCAAATGACTTACCCGGAGGACAAAAATCTACTCCAGAATTAAGAACGAAATATCTTAGCGCAGTGCAAAATCCAGCAGCACAATTTGCAGGAAAAATATTCGAAGCAGCTATTAATCTTTCAAGAGATTATACTAGAGAAGGAAAAGGTGGGGGAGATTTTGATGTTAGAGGAGGAGCGAATATTAATAAAGTCCGTGAACTTTTCCCCGGATTTACTAGTAATTTAGGAGATTATAAACTTAAGTCCGATGATGATAGTCAAGCAAGTTTTGTTAAGAAAATTTTATCTGAATTTCCCGGTAATATTAAAATATTTGAAGATGAGGCAAGAGCAAAAGCTAGTTCGGTAGATGTTACGGCCGAAGCTGCTAAATTAAAAGCTTCTGGAGAAAAAGTCACTAATATTGTTAAAAGAATTGCTCCCGGTGGCAAAAAAGCTTTTGGCTTTATTCCTAATTTTAATCCAATTCAAGAAGCAATAGGAAGAGAGATGTCTGCTGGCTACTCCTCTTCTCAAGTTAAACTGGGTCAAAATAGTCAATTAAAAACATCATTTAATCCAAACGGTCTTGGTGTTTACAACACAACCGAAGGAAGCCTAGGAAGCGGTATTTCTTTAGCAAAGAAAGCGGGGATCAATCCTCAAACTAAGGGAATGGCTGAAGGGTTTATCCCTAATTTTGCAGATGAGTTTGATATTTCAATGGTAACTATATCTCTTATTGCTTTTGGAAGTCAATTAAAATCTTTAGCTGGTGGCTTCAAAGAAATTAATGCTCAAACTCAAGCTCTAGTAAAGAATAAACAAATTGAAATTTCTCAAAGCGCAAACTCAGTTAAAACACTAAAGAAAGAAGCTAGATCAAAATTTAATCTTTCTAATGCTGATAATGATTTAAATGTCACTGGAAGGCTTAGGACTTCTAGTGGGAGATTCGCTAATGCTGCACAAGTCGCAGATCTAGAGGACATCAAAAGCAAAATAAGAGGACAGAGAGAAACTGCAAGAAGCGCTGCTGAACAAGCGAGAATAGGTTCAGCAGGATATTTAAATCCTTTAAGCTTAAGAAGCGGAGGAAAAATGAACAATTTAATTAGGTCTTCTGGAACTGGGGCGGGATTAGCAGCGGCTGGGGCACTTAATATTGCAGAACAATTTGTGCCTGAGTCCGATAAGAAAACAAAAGCCGCATTTTCGGGCGCTGCGGATGTCGCTCAATATGCAGGGTTAGGCGCTGCCTTTGGTCCAGTTGGCGCTGCTGCTGGCGCACTAGTCGGCTTAGGGATAGCCGCTAAAAAGATAGTAGACTCAAAAGCAGAACAAGCCATCTTTGACATCTCTGCTAATTTAGATAGAGTTAAGGAATCTTCTTCAAAGTTTTCTGGCGCATCACAAACTTATGCAACTTCATTAGAGAGCTTACAAAATGCTTTAAATGATCCAAAAACTCAACCCCAAGCCCTATTAAAATTTCAAACCAGTATAACTGATTCTCTTGCATCTATCCCTGATGAGTTTAGAAGCAAGATATTAGCCGCAGGAACTGATATTGGTAAAGTAGCTGATGCAATTGCTAGAGTAAATAAAGAGATGTCCGATGCTCAACAAAGTTTAGAAAGGCAATTGGCTATTACTAATTTAGTTAAAGATAAAACAGGAATTATTGCAGGAAGCAATTTAAAAAAAGCTGACTCAGATCAATTAAATAGATTATTCACTCAATCAATAGATCCTCAAAAAATTCTTTCTGAATTTAAAGGTGGGGCAGGAGAATTTGGTTCTTTTATTAGTAATTTAAAAGGTCAATCAATAAAAACTGATAAAATTCTTGAATATGGAGCTAACCCTAATTTTGTAGGTTCGTCTGCTCCTAAATTTGTCGAGAGAACTAATGTCGATCAATTAGGTTTGAAACAAATTAGATCGCAATTAGAATCTAAGGGTATTTTTGGACCAGAACTTGCTGCTAAATTTGAAGAAGTTTCTAAAAATATTAGCGTAGAGAATGTCAAATCTCTTTTCGATGCAATCGATAAATTTGGTAAAGGTGTTTTTTCTTCTAAAGAAGCTGCGGATAATCTTTTAGCAGTTCAGAAACAAAATGTTGAAATAGCGAAAAAGAACGCAGATATACTAAAGGATTTAACTCAAAGATATGAAAATCTAAATCTTTCTCTCTCTTCTCAAATTGAGGCAGAAAAAAATAGATCATCCACTCTTAGAGAGCTAAACAAAATACAAGCAGAAGGCTCTGTACAATTAGCTTCAGCAAGGACAAAAGGTGCTTTGAGTTTAGCTTCCCCTTTCATGACTGAAGCAGGTAAAACCGCCGCAGAATCAAGCCTAGCTTTAACAGATCTTCAAAATAAACAAAACTCTGAAGTAAGAGGCGCTTTAGATAAAGGATTGTCTTCTTTCACTGATATTATTACTAAAAAAGCTGAAGACATAAGATCAAAAGCTCTTCCAGCAGTAACAGATTTGTCAAAGTCTCCAGAGGATATCACAAAAGAACTAAACGTTTTTAATAAAAATATCCAAGGTATTTCTCCTCTAATCGCTTCTTCTTTGAAAGAGTTAAGCGCTGGTGGCAATATAGAAGTAGTAAAAAACAAATTAATTCAAGGAATCTCTGCAACGGGTCTTTTCAAGAAACCAGAAGCCGAGTTAATCGCAGGAGAACTACAGAATACTTTTGAAGGAGTTTTAAACGAGTTAACTAAAATTACTGAACAAGGAAAATTTGATTTAGCTATTCAAAAAGTAAACTCTGATTATCAAAGAAGAAGCGTAGCTCTATCTGAAAAGCTTTCTCTTGCTGGCGGTGCCGCAGCTTTGGGATCAACTGGTCAAGTTGGGGTTTCTGATTTATTTGATAAGCTAACTGAATTGACTTCTACTTTGGGACAAAATGTTAGAGTAGGAAATCCAACAGAAACAGGATCTGGATTGTTTAAATTGCTGGATACGATTTCTAATCAGTATGGGATTAGAGGCGGAGGAGTCGGAGCAGAATTAGCTCCATTACAAAATGCTTCAATAACCGCAAGAGCAGAACAGCTTAAAAAAGAAAACGAAAGAGCAAGAGCTTTAACTAATATTTCATTGATAGGGCAAACAGGAAGCGGAATTCAATCAGGCGGTGCGTTGGAGAAAGCTTTTGATAACTTCAATGAAAACGCAATGAGCGTTGCTATTGATCAAGTGACTTCTCAATTGAAGCTTGATAATATAGGAACTTATTTCGATTTATTAGCTCAAGAAAGTAAATATGCGAATGAGCTAGCGAAGACTCAAACAGAAATTTTAGCAAAACAAGCTCCTGATATAACTAAAGCTTTTTATGATATTTCTAAGGCTGAAGTAGGATCAAAAATAACTGAATTAAATAGATCTTTGAGCGAAGCATTAAAGCAACTTGTTGATACTCAAAATACAGCAGAATTAAATAAAGAAATTAGAAATCTATTACCAATAGCTTCAGTTTCTGAAAGAGAAAAAGCTTTGGCAGAGATAAGGTCTCAGATGGGTAATCTTAATGGATTTAGTTCGCCAATTGCAGGAAATGATACTGGCGCTTATTCAACAGATAAAGAAAAGCTTGCTTCAAAATTAAATATTCCACTTGAGAATTTAAATAGTATTTTAACGAAGCTGCATCAATCTCAACCATCTAAGCCTTTGTCAACTTATGGGCCTTTTGAAGGAAGCTATGGATTCCCTCCTGAGCAGTCATCATTTTTTAATTCTTCTATTATAGGTGGTGGCAATAATCAACCTGTTATTCCAGTAAAACCTCAATCTCTAATAGATGCAGAAATAGCTTTACAAAAAACTCAAGAGAATATTCAACTTGAAAAAAATAAAAAGCTAGAAGAGATTAATAGAATTTACGGAAATGGCGACAAAGAACTAGCAGATCAGATGCTCTTGGAAATGCAAATAGCAGATGAGAGAGCAAAAGTAACTGAGCGTTTAAATAAAACAAAAGAAGAGACTAAGAGGCTCTATGCTTCAGCTTATGGTGATACATTCTTCAAAGAAGAAAAGGCCGCTAGAATGAATGCTCAGATAGAGGATAATGCTAGACTTGGAAGAGTTGATATAGGAGGTATTACAGAAAAGAATACCACTTACAACAGAGCAGACTTCGCAAAAGATACTGGTCAACTAATTGATACATTTCAAACTGATTTTAAGTCTGGTATTGGCAGCGCATTTGGCGAAGCTATTAAAGGCACTAAAACCCTTAAGGATGCATTTAGAGACATGTTCCAAGGCATCTTAAATAGAATGCTTGATAAGTCTTTAGAGATGGGCGTTGATGCTTTGTTTGCTTTTGGTAAGGCTTATGCTACTGGCAGGAAAGATGGAGGCCCAATTAAAGGCTACAATTCTGGAGGCATGGTCACTGGCGGCTCTGGGATGAAAGATGATGTACCTGCTATGATGAGTGGCGGCGAGTATGTCATTAAGAAATCTTCTGTTAATAAATATGGATCTGATTATTTAAGGAACCTAAATGGTGGAATTATTCCAAGATATGCAACTGGAGGTTTCTCTGTTGACCCATTACAAAATGAATTCTTATATGATAATCCTGATCGCCCAACTTCTGGAGAGTTTGCTGTTGATTCTAGATTATCAGCAATGGCTCTAACTGATGAAAATAATCCTCAAAATAAATTAAGACAAGATCGTTATGAAAAACTTGATCAGTACTTACAAGACCGAGCGCAATATGAGAGAGACAAGAAACAGAGCCTTAAAAACTATAAAAATCAAGTAAATAGCACTTTCTATTCAGGATTAACTGCTGCTGCTGTCCAAATAGGCGCTGCTGGACTTACAATGGGAGCAGAGAGTTTAAGGGGTAGCGCTTCTACTTCTGCGGGAAGAGGTTTAGAACCGGGAGGCAATTTAAGTCAATCGCAATTAAATGAACAATATGCAAAAAATCTTAGAGCAGGAGGAGGTTATATTGCCAAATTTGCTGGCGGCGGCTCTACAGGCCAAGACAATATTCCTGCTTTGTTAATGGGCGGCGAATACGTCATGAATAAAAAAGCCGTCGATATGTACGGCAAAGACTTCATGGGACGATTAAACTCTGGGTCTCTTCCTAAGTACGCTAGTGGAGGAATGGTTGGTACAAGTTCCTCTGGTCAAAGTACTCCTCAAGGTAGCGTAGAAGAATTAGTTTCTGCTCTCAATACTTTAAATGAAAACCTTTCAAAAGATGCGGGAATAACTCAAGCTGAGTCTGGTAAGACTTCAACCTCTGGAGCTACTCAAGAATCTGGAATGTCAGTAGTAAATAACATTTCAATTAACATGACTCAAGGCGGAGAAACGACTTCGCAAGCTAATTCTGCTACTACTCAAAAAGGCGGCACTAATAGCGAAAATAATCAGAACAACATTCAAAACAATGCTAAACTCGCTGAACTGCTTAAAGGTAAAGTCGTTGAAGTATTGATTGAGCAAAAGAGGCCCGGAGGATTACTTTACTCCAGTAGATAATTCTTTAATCTTAGAGTCTATAGTCAGTATAGCCTGATTATAGATTTGCTCTATATTATTATCTTTGGCTAATGGCAAGTTTAGAAAAGGAGTATTCTCTACTTTAAGAATAAAAGGATGGCTAGAGTATTCTTTGTCCGTAGATTTATTTAAAGTGATGCGATATCGTTTTATATAAATTTCACCAGTAAGGAAGCTGTCTTTAATCTTTTCATTTAGTTCTACGAAAGTAAAGCCTTGATCTCGCTTTACATTTAATACAGAGAAGAACTTTAAAGATTTTTTGTCGTGTTTGCCTAGGATTAGGCTTACTTTTGCTCCTTTGCCAGAGCCGCCATCTAGGTCTGCTTGCTCAAAGTTTTGAGTGAATTTGCCATTGTTAATTAAATGGAGTTCAGTAATACCTCCGTTACTATCAACAGATTTGACTTGGAGAATAGCTCTTTCATTTCTATCGTTGCTAGAATCAAAATAAGTATTTTTATTAATGTTTACATATTCATTTACTTTGTATCCAGATCCAGCCTCAGTAATTTCATTGACTAATGCAGTATAATAAGTAATAAAATAACAATCAATAGTATCTCCATCTAAAACTAAATCTTTTATAATGTTATCAAATTTAATTATTGAATTTGATTCTACTGTAAAACCTTTATTATAATTAATTACATTGGCGCGAACAACGGAGAATTTTTCCGGGTTCCCCATTATTTCAATCTGTTCTCCTGAATTAATTAAAGACCAATTTGCTAAATTATTAGAGTACGCAAATTCGTCACCGAAAGAAAACAATACGTCTGTCATGTTTATATTATATTACCAATAACAGCTTTTAATACAGGATGTTTTGCGCTTTCTCCTTCATATCCGCTTATTTTAATTGTAGGTTCAGATATATAACCGCATCCTAATTTTGCCATAGATAAAGAAAGTAATTCTCCTTTTGATCCTCTAATAGCGTTAGCAGCAGCCATCAATCCGTAATTATGATCATTCTCTTCAGGAGGAGAAATAGTAACATGAGGCACGGATTCTGAACAGCCATAACCGGGGTCAATAATTTGTATGTCTACTATATTATAGAAAGCATTAAACTTATTAATCTTTTCGCAGTCATGAATGTGTTGCATTTCCGTTCTGCAAGAAAGTTCTCTTAAGAAGTTTTTGTTTCTTTTAATAATCTCTGTCTGTTTGTTATTGGGAGTTTCAAGAGATATAATAAAATGAGTATCAAGGCTTTGCAATAAAGAGTTTCTTTTATAAGTGAACTCTTTTGTTTTTTTATTAATAAGTTCTTCTTTTTTCCATATTGAATTGCCATCAGGCAAAAATTTTCTATATTCTAATTCGCTTTGGTTAATATGTCCTTTTAATGGCACAATATAATCGACTACTTCATAATCTACTCCTACAAGATGAAGTCTATCTAAATTATCCATTAAATTAAAAGAAGACTGCAAATATTTATAACTACCGTTTATAAAATATATAATATAGTATTTCATTTATGAATAAGTTACGATTATTGATAATTCTAACGCTTGAATATGAAAATTATGGTTAGGCATTTTCCCTAATGCTTTTGCAGCAGACAAATGGGCAAAAGCTAGATTTTTCGGATCATTAAAACTCCAAAAAGGATTGTTGTTAAGCACATCTGGACCACCGAGAGCACTGTCTCGATATTGCGCTGCATAAGTATAATAATTTTTATGAGATAAATTATATAAAGTAATAGTCACAGAATTCTCTTTATCTTTAATTATTTGATTTGAAGATATCTCGCTAGATATATAATCTTCCCCGTTATAACAAAATATCTTTATTTTTTTGTCGGCGGATGGGTATCGAATTTGAATTGTTATTTGCAATTTATCAATTTTATCTAACAAGGGAATTCCAGCAATATATCCTTGACTTGCGCCTTGAGTTGAAACTGATGGAGCAAAACCTTGAACGTCAGTTGGGTTTAAAAAATTAACGAGAGTTTCTTTAGGAAGATAATTAAGTGAAAAAGAAACGTCTTGAGCAGAGACGCCTATGACGTCCAAATTACCTTGTGGAGTAACGTTGATTGCATTGAATGGGGAGTTATAAAAATCTATATCGTACTTTACTGTGTCTTGAAAAGTCTCTTTAGTTATTCCTGAGTAAATGGTGTTCGTTAATCTATATCCGAGTTGGACCAATGAAAGGTTTTTACTTGTTGATTCATTTACTTTTTTTCCAAAACCTGTAGTCCCCTCTGGCATATTCAAAAGTCGAGCAATTGAAATATCGAAAAACTCTTCTCCATAAATAGAGTTGCTAGAGACGCCTTTAAATACTTGAAAACGATTGTTAGCATTTTCACTATAAATCCCTTGCAGCAATTTTGGGGTTACTGTCGTCTGTTCGTCTGACACTAAAGCTCTTGTAAATAATTTATTGCCGTTTAAAACGTAAGCTCTTTTGTTTGGAGGGATAGTGGGAGGAAAAGATAGGTCCGTAATATTTGGTCTATTTTGTAGTGATAAAAGATAATAAGCACTATTTCCATTTGGGTTTGTAGAGAGTACATTGCTGTCTTTTTGCGAAATACTTAAATTACTATCTATAGTAGGCTTGTATATTATACTGTTTCTCGATAGCGTGAGATTAGGGAAAGTGGTCTCAGCAATATAACCAGCTTGATTAAACATACTCTCAATCATTATTGTTTGGTTAAAAGTAAAGTGTAAATATTTGTCACCAGCATTTTTTAAAACTTCTTCTATGGAAGTGTCTAAATTTGGGTCTACATAGAGTTGAATGGCCTTTCGGTCGCTTATCTGAGGATAAATTGTGGTAACATTATTAGCTGCGTCAGCGAATTTAGAAGTATAATCCAAAATTCTTCTTGGTTCTGTATCTGTCCCAAATTTCACCCATTCAGACATTAAAGCATCTACAGCTATTAAATAAATATTGTAGCTAGTTGAGCTAAATGGTCTACCACTGTCATCGACATTTTTTCTAGATTCAAAATCAATACTCGTATTCTCCACCTGTATAAAATGACAGTCATTAATCTCTTCATTTGAGGAATTTTTAACTCCAATAGGAGAGCCTGTTTCTTCATCGTATATTATTCCATTACTTCCAAATTTAAATTCTGTATTAGAAGGAACAAGTAGCAAGTAAAATGTGCTAACAAAAGTATCAGCGAAATCTTGATGGATTCTAATGCTTAAAAAATTCGCCGTTTCTTGGGAAAGTATTGAAAATAAATTATTTTCATTATTTAAAATATTATCTAGAGAAGTCTTTATCGTAGAGTCTTGATTGTCGTATGTAAGTAATAAAAATCCTTTTTCATTTGTAAAATTCTTTGATGTCGAATATGTTATCCCATCTGCAAGTGAAGTATTAGCTTTGTCTATAGCGATAGAAAAATTTCTATACTTTACTGCGTTTAAATTACTAGAATAAACGTATTGATTTTCTAGCGTCTTGAGGATGTCATTAGCAAAGATGTACTCATTTAAAGGAGTTGAGTTTTGATATTTCTCTAAACTAGTGATAAATTGTTCTTTTGAATCTACTTTTTCTGGAATTGTTCTTGATCTGTAAGAGTAGGAATCGTCATTAAATTGAACCGGATCTTTAATAAAATTTAAACTAATGTTAACACTTAAAGAATTTATAGTCTTGTTCTTATCTGGAGGGGATACTAAGGGGAAAAAATCTCCTCTTGTTTTAACTATGAGAGGTGCGCCTCCATCAACGACAGCGTTAGGTGTAATTGCATCTAACCCAACGATTGGAGAATTTGTAGCGTCATTGCCGCCAATTGGCACCGCTTCTACATATGATGATGAAGATTCGTTATTAATATTAACTCCATATACTCTTATCTTATCAATATTTCCATCAACAGAAAAGGTAGTATTTACATACGATTCATTAATATTAATTGACGCAAATCTAGATGAAGTGTCTGTATTTGGATTAAAGTCGGTTGCGTATACAGTATTAGTGAATATTTTGAATCCTATTGTGCTAGTCTTGATTGATGGATCATAATATATACCTAGAGTAAGAGATTTATTTCCTTTAATAAATGTGACAATTGAAGGAGGGGAAGCTGGGCTTGCGGGAGCTTTTGGAGGCGTGATATTTAATCCAGATTCTATTTGTGTATATTTTAAGTTGTATACTTGAGAGCCTAATATAGTGTAATTAGCGCCTTCAGTAGACTCTTGAATTCTAAAAATTCTATAAAAATCATAATCACTATCTGTAGACCCGTCTAGGTTTCCTGAATTTTCTAACGCCCAAGTTATTGATTTGGGAGACATACCTGATGCTCCTGTAAAATACGCTAAACCAGTTACATTCAATCCAGAAGCCATTACTGGAGACAAACCTGTGATTCTTATAGAATCATAATATTGACCAGTAATTAAATTACCACTATTAATCATGAAAGAGTTGACTAATGGTTTTCTGTATTCGTTGTAATCAAGACTGCTAGTTACTCTACTGTTTCCTTGTGCATCTTTAAAACTAGGATCTATATTGTATTTTGGAGAAAGTATTGTTAGTTTATAGTTTTGACCTCCAGAGAAATTAAAGTCGAGCTTTCGATCTAAAGTTAATGTCCCGGTGGTGGCAATTACGTCTCCAGAGATATCAATATAATTTAAACGACCGCCTACTGTTTTGTGTTTTTTATTATAATCATAAATTTTAATTACATCTCCGGGTTTTAAATAAATACATTCTGGGCCAGCCTCAAAAGACGCCGTTTCTGTTTCGTTATATTCTGAAGCTAATAGCCACCTGCCCAGTCTTTGGGCCTGTCCTCTGCTTGTGCATCCAAATGCTGTCAATTCGGTTTCCTTAAATCCAAATTTTCTAATTGCTTCTATGTTCTCTACATATTCTACTGCTGGTTTATAAAAATTATTTTTGTCAACATAACGAACATAAACAGCAGAATTCCTGTCCTTTAAAGAAGTGGATTCGTAATTAAAATTACCATTTATTACATTAGAATTTGTGAATGAATAAACAGGAGTCTCTTCTGGCATGTCATTTATTGAAAAAATAAATCCATTTGCATAATAGAACATGCCTCTAAATATAGAAGCCATATCTGCTAATACTTTAAGAGCGTCTTCTTGAGTTTGGAGATAAAGATTACAGGAAAATCTGGGCTCTACTCCTCCGAATCCGTCACTGACTAATTCGTCGCAATATTTTCCAATTTGATATAGAGACCATTTATCTACGTCAGTTTCAGCAATCTGATTCCCTGCTCCGTATCTCTTGTTGGTTAAAAGATCATAAAAGCACCAAGCTGGGTTATCGGTCCATTCTTTATTCTGTTTAAAATTACCATCCCAATAATCATTCGAAGATGCGTAAGTTGGAACTGCTGAAGGAGTGTATGTAGAAATCTTTCGGGGTAGACTTTCTGAAAATAAAGTTCTTGAATAGGCTTTAGCTAAAATAGCTTTATCAAATTCAATTTGATTTACTCTGATAGAGTCAGCAAGCCCTAATATTTTGCCGCCGAATCCAGCGCTTGTTTTATTTGTAAATATTTCTATTGCAGAGTTATTATTAATAAAAGAAGCAGGGTTAAAAGGTCCGCTAGATACGCTAGGGGGCATGTCTGGCGACTTAAGATATCCATCATTAGTGAGATAAGCCTTAATTGGAAGTAAATTATTAGATATTATGCCCATTTCTTCAGTTCTAGGCCCTAAACTAAGCAGGACATTAGTTTGATTTGAAGACAAAACTACATTTAAATTGTTAAGGGTTAAGGTGCCATTTATATCTGTTTCGTTGTAATTTTTTAAAGCTTGATTAGTTATTGTAAGCATCACATTTTCTCTTAACGCTTTTACTTCTGTAAAATAGCTAGAAGGATATACTGACCAATCAGTATAATCTGTTTTTAAATAATATTCTATTCCTACGCAAACAGCTTTATAAGTTGTATAATCTCCTACGTTTATATTGCATTGGATTTCTTTTTCTAAATCTAAAAGAACATCTATCTCTGCGTTTAATATATCTGGGTAATAATCTACTCCAAGTACTTCTATGGGTTTCTCGCTGCTATATGCTCCTATAGTATATGCGAAGTATTTTGTACAAAGGGGCGCAAGGTTAGAAATATCTCCTTGGTAAGTAGTGTCTTCTCTAAAGGTGACGCCGTTGACTAGCAATTGCATTGCCATGTCAGGGCTAGGAGTTATGCCTAATGAAGCAGCTAAGGTCTTAGTAAATTGGTTCTGTTCTTTATCTAAAACATCTGACATAAGAATGTCGCGCCCATTGAAATTGGCATTTATCCACCTCTCTTTGACAGCAGTAGACAGGACTACTTCGCTTGCATTCTTCGCATATGAAAGAGTCGGTTTTACTATTTTTGGCAATATATATAAACTGAATCTTGTGTACTTGTTTTTGAGTATTGTTTTCGAATATTTTGACTGATCTAAAGTTTTATTTATTGTGTATTTTTTCTGTTCATTTTGAGCGACATTTGGAGTTAAAATTGTAAGAATTAAATTCGTATTATTATCTCCTATAGTAATGGAAAGATTAAATTGTCCATCTCTATGTATTAGAGAATAATTTCCGTTTACTAGACTCTGATCTAACTTTAAATAAAAATCACAATAAAAACTACAAAACCCTTGTTTTTGTAAATTAAATGGCTGTATAGTCGCAGGATTTTTCCAAAATCTTTCAGGTATCAAATCAAATTTATAAGGTCTGTCCTTTGGGTTATCGCCATATACTGGAAGATTATAAGGCTTCATCTCTTGTCCAAGAGAGCAAATGGTTTTCAAAGGTATTGTCAAAGAAACATTATTCAAAACCTGAAGAGCTTTTGAATTGTAGCCATCTGGTGAATTTACAAAAGTAGGATTAGTTACAGCGACATTCCATTTATTATTAAGCCAATTTCTTACTTTAATAGCTTCCTCCTTAGCGAGAGCGCGGTTATAAATTAAAATTTCAAAAACTGTACAATCACTTTTATCTGCTGGTACTTTCCCTGTGTTTATAGCTAACCCTTGTGGCGCAGTTGGAACTGTTGATGTTTGAACGGAATAAATAGAATTTTGCCAGAATATATTTACATTTTTATCATTTCTAATTACCGCGCCAGCAATATAAGTATTTGAATCATTTGAAGTGTTCCAGTAATTTGAAAGATTAAAATTGCCATCGCCCGCGCCCATTGGGCCATTAACCCAAGACCCAAAGAAAAAAGCTTTATTATAATTCTCCCAATTTCCTAATAACCAGTTATTTCCATTTCCTTGTAAAATTCTCTTTCTTGTTGCAGCAGTTGACGAAGCGTCCCATTTAGATACTACAAAAATAGTACAGTTGCCGTTTCCGTCAGCAAAAAATTTAACTCCATCTAAAAAAGTAGCAGTTTGAGTGCTGGCAAAACTTACTCCATAAGAACCATTTGGACTGGTTTCCCCAGCTTTACCATAAGTCGGCTTGCTCGTTGATAAAGTGCAAGTCAAATTGCCAGCAACTCTATTAGCCCATGCAGTTACTGGCGTAGTCGCTCCACCATTTGTTGTATTTTCTGCGGCAAATTGACCAATTAATCCTGCTACAATGGGCGGATTAATATTGCTTGCATTGGTGTAGGTCTGATCTTCTCCTATAAAGTAATCGATTGCTGGCGTTTTATCAGTTTTAATATAAGAATCATTAACGCTTATTGTGCGAGTTGTCGTTTCTCCGTATGTCTTTGTTAATGGATCATAGTTAGCAGGGACTTTAACTTTTAATAATTTTACGTCATAAGATCTCTCTGGTATTTTAGAGAAATAAGCAGCATTAAATCTAGAGGTAATAGTAGCGGAGTTTGTATATCTAAATGAAGAAGAATAAATCTCAGTAATACTTTCTATTGATACAAAAGACGCTCTTGAGGAAAATGTATCTTCTGGGGTTATTTTTAATATCGAAAGCTCCCATCCTAACCAATTTTCATTTGTATTTAATTCTTGGAAGACAGTAGACATGTCAAGCATAATTTGTTTAGAATATCCTTGAGTGACTTTACCTTTAAATGTTATTTCAATTAAATTAGGGATATTATTGTCAACGCTAATAGATAAATCTTGTCCATCTTTAATAACTTTTGGCACACCTGTAACCATATCAATAGTAGAATTCCTTGAGTTATAGCCTTCCTTATAAACAGAGTTTATTTTTATTCTTACTTTAAAACTATGATAAAGAACGGACCCAACGCCAGCCTTAGAGCTTCCGTCTGATTGATTGGCTAGCGACAATTCTCTACCTTCTGTAGAGAGAATAAAATATCCATCTGTTGCATTAGCGCTGGCGACTCCATCTATTGGTTTTCCTGCGGTTAAATCTTGATATTTTAATGTCGTATAAAGAGAAGATATTGTAAAATTTAAAAAAAGTTTTTTACATTCTTTATTTAATATACGATAAGATCTTTGATAATCAGCTATCTGATCAGAAGTGGTACTTAAAAAATTTGGACCTCTTAGTCTTTCTCCTATTGAGCGGATATAAGAAACGTTTTCAAATTCCTCTCCTGTCGCAGTGCCAATAGGGGTTCCATTTGTGGAGTTTACATTTATTTGTTGAAAATTATATTTATTTTGACTATCCAAAAGTGGAGTTTGATTCCAATAAATAGATCTTAAATAAACAGATTTTGAATCTTCGCCTAGTACTATAGGGTATTGATTATAAATTACGCTAGTGTATCCTAAGTTACCTACGCTGCCATTATAAACATACTGTCCATCTACCAACCCATCAATTGGTCCCTCTGAAAGCAGATCTTTTACTTTCGCAAATTGATAGACATTATAATTAACTCCGCCAACCGAATTTTTTGCGTAAATGAATCCTTCTGGATCTTCGTAGGCGGCGGTGGGTTGCGCTGCTTGCTGTGTGCTGCTCCCTTTACCTCCAAAACCTTTTACATATTTGAAATCTTCAAAGTTATTCATTTTTTATATGCCCTTAATCTTGCTTTTAACATCTGCTGATGTCGATCTGATATCTAGTTCAAAATTCTTTAATGTTATCTCAACAGTTTGAGATCCTATTTTCATTCTTCCATACCCAACTGGTACAGGTCCACCTTCTCCAAGAATGTTAGAAGGTCCATCAAATAGATAGCTTGGTTTACCTCCACCTTCTTGAATCTTTCTAAAGTCATCAAATTTTGGAGGAGTCATCATGAGTAAGGTGATGCCAGTTACCGCCAAACCGATACCAGCACTAACTAATGCAGTAGCTAAGGTAGCGCTTGCAGTAGCTCCCAATCCTATTCCGAAACCAGCAGGAGCGAAAACGCCAGTCGCAATTAATACAACCGCCAACACCAAGGCCAGCACTCCTTTCGTCGTATTGTTCCCGCCTCCGCCGCCAGCGCCTTTAATAATTGGGACTATGTCTAGAGTGTCTAGTTTTTCATTTATCATTACTAATTCAGAATTGAAAATAGACTCTGGTTTTTCTAAACAAACCTCCTCGGCTGATATCATTTGTCTTTTATTAACAAGAACCTTATATTCAATACTTTTCTCTGCTGCGCCAATTAAATATCTTAATAACTTACCCTTAGACAACACTTGGATAGCCCGCAGAGCTTCTTTTATAGAGTTTACTTTTAAAGTCCAATGCTCTCTGCCTACTTGTTCTCCCATCTCACCGTGTAAAGTTATGTTAGTCATAAAGGTTGTTTCTCATTATATAAATTACCCATTTTTTATAACCATTAGAAAGTCTTTCAGTAGTAGAGATTCCATCTCCCGGATGATGCAAAATAATATCTTTACCTAGATAAACAGCGCAATGGATAGGAAAATTAAATTTTTCTGTTCTCATTATTAAGACATCGTTTTTCTTCAAGTCAGAAACTTGTCTAAATCCGTTATATTCAAAGTATTTTTTCAAATAATCATCTTTATCTTTTAAACATTCTGCTTCATCAATTAATCTTTTGTTCGCCATTTCATTATACTCTTCTTCAGAAACGGTATTCTTAAGAACTTCTAATTCTGGGCAAAGATGAATGTTTAAATCATGGCAGTAATAATCTTTTACTAGCCACAAACAATCAGCAAACCCCAAAAGGAAAGGTCTTCCTGTGTACTGAATTCTATAACTATTTGGACTATAAATATGAAAAGATCCGCTTTGCTTATTGTAAACAATACAGGTTAAACCAAGCCTTTCCGAAACAATCTTGTCTGCTTCTGAAATAGCATCAAAATTAATATGAGAATGATAATAAGCAGCGATATTAGATTGCCCGTTAAGATTCATCATGAATTCAGTGGCAGAATCAATTAGGTTCTCTTTTTTTTGCGTTTCTATTCCATCGTCTGTATTCAATAAAAAGCCGCACACTTCATTATCAGAAGTATTAGCGTGTTCAATGATTTGATTTTTTATTTCTTCTGTTAACATAATTGCTTACTCCTTGCGAAACAATAGATCCTTCTTTTCTCTGCATCTGTTAGCCTTTCAATGATTGATTTTTTATTTCTTGGCTGGTGTAAAATATAATTTTGTCCAAGGTAAATGCCAAAGTGAGAAGGATAGTTCTCTAAATATTTAAACACTATAATGTCATGCTTCTTAGCGTTATCTATACTTTCAACCTTAATGAAATTCTCTTTTTCAAAAAACTTGTCAAAACTTTGTGATTCACAAAACTCTGCTAGTTTATCCTTTACAAACTCTTCGTAATTCTTGTCCCAATCTGTTCCTCTTTCATAGTGGAATATTTTAATGCCAAATTCTTCATTATAATAGTTTTCTACTATTGATAAGCAGTCAGATAGTCCAATTACAAAATCTTTATTAACGTATTTATTATAGTAATTTTCTGGAGAATACTCTTCAAAAGAATCTCTTTTTAGTATATAAACTATGTTTTTTAAATTAAGTTTGTGACTTATCTGCTTGTCTAACTCTGAAAAAGAATTATCTTGTATACAATGAGAGTGGTAAATGCCAACAATTTTACCATTCATCGCTGCCTTCAAGTAGTCTAGCTGACATACAACAAATTCATTTTCCTTATCTTGAGCAATATTCCTACAAGGAAAAGCTTCTAGCTCATTTTTGCTATTTAAAAGCAAAAGGCCACAGCACTCTTCAGGGTTTTCCTTTAATGCGTGTTCTCTTATCTTTATTTTTATCTTCTCAGAAACCATTAAAATGCCCCTCTATTATAATTAGATACTCCATAGAATCCTCCAAAAGGTAAAGGATTTTCTCCAAATCTAATTTTACATCCTTTAACGCTCTTAGAGCATTGATCTGCTAGCCAATATTGTCCATTTGGGGGAGGTGTGTTAATTGGGACCTCTGACTTTGCAACAAAATAAAAGTTTATACCTTTTTTCGCTATAAAAACTACATTTCCTTTTTCATACTTAGTTGATGAACCCCATTTGCTAGGATTATTTGAGAAGGGAACTCCATCAAATAAAGGCATGTCTTTAATTACTTGGTCATCTTCAGTGCCGCAAACTGGTGCTGATACTCCACTTGAATCGCTCTTATTTGGTATTGCGGTGGCCGTTCCATGTACATCTTCGTTTAACCTGTCTTTGTATTCGTATAAACATCCTTCTCCTCTATATTGCCAAGGACAAATATAACTTAAAACTCTCCTTTTAGGCAACCTTACTCTGTCTAAGTCTATTGCGCTTGAAAGCTCAAACTGAATGCTATTTTTATTTTCTGAAGACTTTCTGTCAAAGTAATAAACATCTCTGGGAAATTCGCAATTAGGATCAGGGTCAAACCCGTCTGGTATCACTAATCTGTCTGGAGACAATAGAGAAGTGCCATCGCTTTGATAAAAGTTGCTCCTATCAAGAAATTTAGCAAATGTCCTAATTCTTGTAAATTTTGCACCAATTAAATCTCCAAAATCAATAGTCCCCCTAAAAAGACTAAACACATCGAGCATATCATCAGAAAAGCTAATTTGAACTTTAGGTTTAGGAAATACGCCTCTTGCGGCTATCTCAAACCCTTCAGTGGAAAGAGGAGCGGGTAAATAAGGGTTTTTTTTCCAATAAATAATATTCCTTCCAAGCTTTAAATTATTATGGAGGCGGATTGTTTTGTAATTAAAACCTTCAGTATTCCCTCCCGGTAATGTTATTTGAAAGTTTTTAAGATTAACAATGAATTGGCTATTGCTATCAAATCCAATTTCAGTTAAATCTACTTCAAATAAAGAAATAATTGAAGAAGGCTCAAGAGAGAAAAACTCTGTGTTTACTTTTAAGGATGCATTTTTTTCTTGTTGGGTAGCCATAATATTATGCTGGTACTTCTTCGAAGGTAGCTTTTACAGAGAAATTATTGAAGAATGGATTAGATGATCCCCATTTTCTGCAAACAAATAATTTAGCATCTGTAGCCGCTACAGTATAGGGAGCAGATGGGTAATATATAAAAGCTGCCTTCGCTGACCTTGCACTAAGAAAATGAAGGATAGCAGTACATTCGTCTAATGTTAACCCGTCAAAATTCAATTCAAAATTGAGCAGATTAAAGTTAATTTGATCACTTACTCTTTTTTCGTAACCATCTCCGTATTTTATTACATCTACTTTGGGCTCAAAATTCGCTTGAGTTTGATATGAAGGCTTCCAAATAAATAAAGGATAGTCTTTCTTTACTACTGGATGCTGGAAAAAACCACCCCAATAAGTATCCGAATTAGATATTACATTAGAATAGATGGGAGGATTGGCTGCGGGAACCGCCGCTTTAGCGTAATAATATCGATTATCTGTGTATACGATAATATCATGCTTATTATATATGGCAGAACTGCTCCATGAACTAATGTTAAAAATCGAACTAGACATACCTTTTACCTTTTACCAACTTATTATTACACTTTTTTGTGTAAATAATAAAATAAGATGGCATTATCTCGACTAAATAAACAGAACTTGGATTTTTACTTGAATCAAAGCC